TCGTCCGACTAAGCATGAGTATTTAATGCGTGTGGCATCGCTAACCGCAGAACGTTCGACATGCAAGCGTCTTCAGGTCGGGGCCGTTTTTGCAGATCCTTCGCTCGAAACGTTTGTGGTCGGCTACAACGGCGGCTACAAAGGTGGACCAAACGGTTGTCGTGGCAACCATAAGACGCCGGGTGGATGTGGGTGTATTCACGCCGAAGTCAACGCAGTCGCCAAGGCGAATCGAGGACCGAAGCATGTTTTTGTTACCCACTCACCATGTGTGGTATGTGCGGCCCTTCTGGTGAACGCCGATGTACGTCAGGTGTTTTTCGGACAATACTACCGAGACGATAGTGGTCTTGACCTGCTACGCGAGGCCGGAATTGTAGTAAGCCATTGTCCGATTCAATAGACACTCAATACGAATTTCTTGTGTACCGCACCGAAATGGGTGCGCGTCGCATATTTGGTGAGAACTGGTCTAGCGACGAGCGCATTGTTGAGCGGCTAAAAACTGAACTTGATCTGATTCGGCGTAAGAATTTTGCTTCGTATTTTCTTATGCTGTCGATCTTTATCGCCAAAGTGCGAGAGGCGGGAATCCCGGTCGGCCCCGGTCGCGGTTCGTCTGGTGGTTCTTTGGTGGCGTATGTGCTTGGAATCACTCAGATCAATCCGCTGAAGTACGACCTTTTGTTTAGTCGTTTCCTTTCTGAGGAGCGATCGGAACTGCCGGATGTGGATGTTGACTTCTCGCAGGTTCGTAGGCAAGAAGTGCTTGATCTGGCTCGTGATCTGTTCGGTCACGACCAGACTATTCAGATTGGTGCTTTTCAGCGTTACGGATGGAAGGCTTCTATTGAGATCATCGGTCGTATTGCCGGTATGGACGACGATGAAATCAATGAATTGCGCATGCTGATTCCGCTTAACATTCTTGGCGGTAGAAAGATCGCACGTGAATTAGCATTCGTTTGCGAGGAAGTACCCGCTGTGCAGGAGTGGATGGACGCCCACCCGAAGTATGCGGAAGCCCTTCTCGCGGCAGACGGCGGTTATCAGCATATGACTAGGCATGCCGCTGGTATCCTCGTGATGGACCCAACCTCCCGTGACCTCGTACCGTTGGCCTCTCCTGATGGCGAAGTGCTGGTCACTGGCTGGGATATGTACGACATTGAACGGCTTAATCTACTAAAACTCGACTTCTTGGGCATCCGCACGCTAGACATTATTCAGAATGCGTGCGATTGGGCTGGCATTGATCCAGACGACATTGACCACGACACCATCGACGACGCCACGAGAGAGCACTTTGCTGATGGTGACACTCTTGGTGTGTTCCAGTTGGAAGGCTGGGGTTACACTAAGTTGTGCCAGTCTTTGAAGCCGTGGGAATTTGAACACGTTGCTGCTCTAAATGCTCTCTATCGCCCCGGTTGTCTGGAAGCGTATGTTTGGGTTAAGGATCGAAAGGTGGTTGACACAGACGACCCCTCTATGGACCCTGATGATCCAGACATTACTCGCATTAACATGGTGGATCTTTATGTAGAGCGTCTGCATGGTCGTGTGGAATTAACTTACGCTCACCCCGACCTAGAGCCTATTCTAGGCAGCACACAGGGAATCATTCTTTACCAAGAACAGGCCATGCGTATCGCGGTGGATCTTGCCGGATTCTCTGAGAATGAAGCCGACAAGTTGCGCAAGGCGATTGGTAAGAAGCGCAAGCGTGATATGGAGGCTCTCGAGCCTAAGTTTATCGAAGGTGTAATTTCATCAGACGACGACACCAAAGATGAGCATTTGGCCAGGCTTTTGTGGGACAACATTGCCGCAGCCTCTAGGTATTCGTGGAATAAGTCACATTCAGTGGCATACGGGATTATCACATTCCGTTGCATGTGGCTAAAGGCCAATTATCCGGTCGCTTGGTACGCCGCTCTGCTACGCAGTCTTAATGACAAAGATAAGATTGCGCAGGTTATCGGTGAAATGCGCAATGCTGGCGTTGATTTGGTTCCGCCTAGCATCAATGAATCCGGTGTTGATTTTGATGTTAGTGGCAGTGGCGATTGTGGTGCTGTTCGGTTTGGTTTTGGTGGTATTAGTGGTCTTGGTGATTCTGTCGCCGCGAAGATCTATGAAGGGCGCGAGGATGGTCCGTTTAAGTCATTAATAGACTTTTATCATCGCTGTCCTTCTGTTCCGGTCAATGTCGTTGAATCGTTAATTTCTGCCGGTGCATTCGATGATCTTGAAGATGATCTTGAAGAAGGTCACGGTCGAGCGTGGTTGTTGACTAATGCTAGGACTATCAAGGCTAATACCAAGTTAAAAAAGAAGCAGCATCCGATGGCCGAAGAAGTTCTATCTCAGCAGGAGATGATGGAGAAAGAGAGAGAGACACTTGGGTTCTTCATCTCCAACGATCCATACGAAGAGATTCGCAAGACGCTTGGTGATTTCCCGGCTGATTCTGTTTTGATGGGCACAATTAACGGAATCAGGACCAAGAACGATAAGCGTGGTAATTTGATGGCATTTTTGACCATTGACAATCCAGATTCGGGCCGTTGCTCAGCGACGGTCTTTGCTTCTGTTTGGGAGAATTGCCACAATATCGAGCGTGGTAAAGTTGTAGTATTGAACGGCGAGCACCAAGAATGGAATGGTAGGAGCAGTTTCAAAGTCGACAGGATTATGGCGGTCTACTAGTGGCTCCACCCAAAAAACAAATGCCCGATTGGCAATCGCCGGGCATGGATATGTTCGAACAGGCTTTGCATCAATTAGATCTTGAAGCCGAAGAGAACAAAGAGGAAGTCGAGAAGATTATACTCGCTATTTCTCGAGCCGAGCATTGCTATTATGTTTTGTTCATGTCTTTAAGGAAACACCTTACACCACAACAAAAGAAATTAGTAAGACCCCCGAAAAGACGTTTCCCAAGGTCTGTGGTAGACAATATGAGAGATAAGAAGTAATTATCACATACCGTTTTTTATGATAAAATATTTATATGGCTAAGCCGCTTACAAAGTTAAATCACAGACACGTAGCGTATATTCTGTTCCGTATCGGCGGCTACTCAAATCAAGAGACAGCCGACATTCTTGGGTTCTCAGTCAACACATGTATTAACTGGGGCAAAGACAAGTTAATTCGCCAATTCCGCAATGAAGTAGAAGAAGATTTGCGGGGCGCGGCAAGAGATTATCTAGACCACCTCTTGCCAGAGATCATTTTTACCATGGCAGAAGTCATGCGTAACGGCAACACCGAGCGAATCAGGCTTGATGCTGCTTCACGACTTCTCGACAAGGCGCTGCCAGCGGAAACGGTTGCTAAGATTCAGGGCGACCCCAATATGCCAATCCTCCACGCTCTCTTGGACAAGGAAGAGGATAAGGCAATTGTGGATCGCGTTTCTGAACTTACGCCTGATCAAATGACAGAATTCGCCTCTGCGATTGAGAAGTTGGAACTATTAGCCAATTCAGCACCAGAGATCCAAGAAGGCGAGTAGTCAAAAGTAAGGCGAGGGTGGCATGGCCGATGCCCCAAGTAAGATTGTTGACCCGACCAAACTAACCGCTGCTGGTCGCAAAGCGGTGTTGTCTCAGGCGTACTCTGACGTCTGGGCTGAAATTATGCATTTAAAGGTTGATGGTCGCACTTGGGACTTGAACCAGCGCGCGTATCTGAGGGATGTATACCGTGACAATGCGCAGCGTATTGTCTGTCGCAAGTCAGCCCAGATGGGGTTCACGGTGGCATTCTTGGTAAAAACGCTACATCGCGTGCTGTTGTGGAAGTGGAACGGACTGTATTTGCTTCCCACCAAGGTCGGTGTGGTGCCATTCGTGCAGGGTCGATTTAATCCTATTATCGACGAGAACGCTCTAATCAAAGAACGCTTTGCAAATTTGGATTCGGTTACTCACAAGAGAACTGGGACCAACAACCTGTATTTCCGTGGATCGACAGTAGCGACGGACCTGCGAGAGATCCCGGTTGATTTTGAAATCTGGGACGAGCGCGACAAGATGGCCTCGTCTAATTTGCACTTGGCTCTAACTCGTATGGACGGTTCACCCCACAAACACTTGGCGACACTTTCCACGCCCACCGCTGAGAATTGGGGTGTAGATGCCGAATACAAAGACTCCGACAAGCGCGAATGGACAATTCGCTGTCTGTATTGCAACCACGCACAATTTCTAGACTGGCATCTAAACGTGGAGATTGGTGATACAGAGTCCATCGATCTTTGCAAAGAAACCACGCACGTGCGGTGTCAGAAGTGCAAAAAGCCTTGGACTCATGGCCAGATTATGGAGATGGCCGAAGAAGGATTCTGGGATCCACAAGAGCCGGGGCGAGATATTCATGGCTACTACATCAACCAGTTGGTTTCTCCAACTCGTTCAATCGCAGAACTCGCGGAAATTTGGTACAAGGGTGAGATTCGCGGTGATGTAGATGCTTCTAGAGAATTGTGGAATTCGGCGCTTGGTCTGCCTTGGGCGGCGCCCGGTGACAGACTGACGCCAGAAGTAATCGACCAAGCGCGTGAACAAAATTATAGAATGCCGACCATTTCTGGCGTTACGATGGGCACGCCTATTTCAATCGGAGTTGACGTTGGTAAGCATCTTCATGTGTTTGTACTTTCTGGTTCTGGTGATCTCCCCCGTCGTGTGGTGGATGTCCGTATAGAAGACTGGAATACTCTTCGTAACATCTTTAATGACTTAAACGAGCGCAACATCTACTGGACTTGCGTAATGGACGCTGCACCAGAGAAAGCAATGGCTGAGTCCATCGCCCGCGAATTTGTAGGCAATTTGTGGCTAGCCTATTACCACGACCCCAAGAACATGAACACGATGGCTGCGTGGTCGCCAGCCGATCCGTATTCCGGCAAGTCATACAATTCGGTGCGTATCGCTAGAACAATGGCGATCGATACTGCTCATGGAATGATTTCTCGCAAGCGCATGACATTTCCAAACAATGCAAGACACCTTGTTAATCCAGGCAAAGATTACGGCGATATGTACGCCCAATTAATTGCTCAAACGGCTGTAACTGTTCCAGATCGAATGGGTAATCCAAGGCGTGTATATGTTCACCCAGACGGCAAGCCTGACCACTTTGATCACGCATTGACTTATGCTACTGTTGCGTCAACGCTTACACCGGCTATTCGGTCTGCTCCGGAGAATCTTCGCTTCGAAGACAATCCTGAGGGCAGGTCAATTCTGGACGAAGTAGGTGGTTTGTTCACCCAAGACGATGAGGGCACGGTATTTGATGGATTCTTTGACTAGACCGGCGAATAGAGTAAAATATGTGTGATCGTCTTTGTTGGGCAGCACACGTCATCCACGGCAATAAGCCTGGCGGATCTGGCGTCGTTTGTAAGATTGAAGGAATGTTTATTCCAAAGCAAGACAACTCCTACAAGCATTGGTGCACTGGCAATTACAGCCAGTGCCCGACTTGGAGAAGTCACAACGCCGATCGGTGGCGTGGTCGCGAGCATGATGTAGAGACACGTCGTAAGCAGGCCATTGAGGAGCAGTACGGGCCTGCGGACGAGGTTGCGGATTCTTTTATGGAAGGCACCGCAACTCTTGAAGACGTGATGAACTCGGAGAATTAATTTGGGTATTGCCGACTTTTTCAAGTCTGAGGCTGCCGAACCTCCCAGAGATACAATTACAAAGCAAGAATTGGAAAGTCTGCGTGAGAACGCAGACTCGTATCGTCTTCTGCGCCGCGAACTTGAAGATGTCGGTTACTACCTACTAAACACCAAACTAGGCGATAGCGATCTAAAGCCTGAGCAGCGTGAAAAGTTTTATCGGCGTGCTCTTAAGTATTATCTAGAAGACCCGCTTGTACTCAGGGCTGTAGATATGCAGCCCACATACGTCTTTGGTCGTGGTCTACCCAGACCAGAATCTACGAATCCAATGGTTCAAGAGGCCATCGATAAGTTCTGGGATGACGAAGACAACAAACTGGCCCTTACCACCTTCAAGGCACAATACGCGCGTGCTGTTGAATTGCAGTTGCAGGCCAACCTATACTTTGTAATCTTTGAGACTCCAGAAGGAATCAAGGTAGGTACGCTACCGCACGAAGAGATTACAGACATTGTTACTGACCCGGAGAATCGTCTTCGTCCTATTTGGTACAAGCGCGAGTTCCAAGAGCAGACATACGATTTCAAGGCTGGCGCATACAAGCCCAAGGGCGAGCCGACAGTAATTTGGTATCAGGATTGGAAGCACGATCCGCCTCGAGGTTTCAGGCCAGGCAATGGCGAAGGCAAAGTCGCTAAGGGCAAGATCTTCCATGTAAAGACAGGCTCTACCGGCGAGATGAAATTTGGTGTGCCTCAAATTCAGCGCATTCTGGACTGGGCTAAGGCTCACAACGAATGGATGCGCGCTCGAGTTGCAATCGCCAAAGCAGCGGCTACTTTTGCTTGGGAGCGTAAACTAAAGACAGGCTCAGACCCAAGCAAGGTAATGACGCTAGCGAAGAATTGGGCGTCAGCCAAGCACCAATCTACAACTGGCGCTACAGGCGAGTGGGGTGATGATGACCCCATGTCCGCACCTAAGTATGGATCAATGCTTACCACTAATGAGGGCGTTGATTATGTATTTAAGGGTGGAAATGCGACCGGTTCTGGCGACGCTTCGCAAGACCAGAAGATGTTCCGCTCTCAGATCTCAGCCGGTACCGGCCTTCCTCAGCACTTCTTGGGGGACGAGGGGTCCGCTAATCTAGCGACGGCCACTGCAATGAACGAGCCTGTCATTCGCATGATGGAATTCGTTCAGGAGATGTGGGAAGACATTTATCGACAGATTCTCGACAGGCACTTAGAAGTTCTGAAGTTATCATATCGCCAAAGTCCTCTGTCGGTGATGTTTACCAACACAACTGAGGCCGAAGTCGAAGGCGAAGAGGGTTCGGCTGATCTGGGAATCCTAGATCGCGCTTCTAAGGTCAAGATTGAAGATGGCGTTATTATTGATGCGCAGGCTTCTTTGGAATCAAACAAGCCTGTGTACAAGTTGGCTTTCCCGCCGATTCTAAATCGTGACGTTGGCTCAATGCTTGGTTTGGTTATTGACGCCGTGACGGGTCTTGACCCCGCTGGCGACAACACCGACCTTACTCGTTGGGCTTTTAAGGAGATCTTGAAGGTTATGGGTGAGGTTGACCCAGACAAGATCGTGGATGGTATCTTCCCGTCTAGCAGTATGGCTGATGCCGCTGCCATGAATGAAGAAAAGGCAGCCGTTAAGGGTGAAATTGAGGATCCGGCATCCAGCGGCGCACCAGTAGCCCTAACCCCAGACATGATGCCAGTGGGTATGGGGCCGGTTCCGCCTAATCCGATGATTAATGGCGGCGCCCCTGCACAACCGGGCGTGCCAAATGGTCAGCAGCCCGGCAGGTCTGGCACGAGCACGCCTTCACCGCCACGACCCGGTTTAGGTAATTCAATGGACGGAGCGCAGAACGGAGCGAGAATGGGGGCTTCTCTACAGGAAGCCCACGTGTCGCATCCAGAAGTAGAAGAAATCTGGAGACAGATTGAATCTGAACTATTAGAAATGGTTGACAAGAAAGTAGAATAGGTGTGAATTCCGCAGAAGCGTCGGTCTTGGCTTGGTTTGTGGGGGCCGATACCCCAATCGGATTCGACGACTTCGACACTGACAAATTAATACAAGCATTAATGGTCATCTGGCCAGAATACATGGGCAAGATGCACGCGGCTTCTCTGGCTGTTATCGATAATAAGCGCAGACAGATGAAAGATCCAGAATTCGCCAATAGGCAAGCGAAGCGTGAGTACGACTTCGAAACAATCGCATACAAGCGGTCAATGGCGCGTATTCGTCAAAGCATTAAAGAGATGCCTCGAGGAAATGCGCAAAGCGTCAAGGATAGAATCTCGGAAATCATCAAAAGAGAACGCCATTACAGCAACCTGCGCATGAGCGCATTGGT